AAACTATTTTTTTGCGATTGCCATCTTACCAGTGAGGCGTATGAGTATGAGAAGAGCCTGGAAAAAGCAACAGATGACGAGGAAGCAAAAAAGAGAGAAAAACTCGAAGCATTCTCGAAAAAAATGAAAGGCCATGTATGCATGTGGCATACCCGTTGGAACGACTGGGCTGGTAAGTGGGAACAGCATTATAATCCAATACACTGTGCATATAATTGCTTGAACCGCGGACAAAATTGCGACCTGACAGGAAATCCAGTGAGCAAAAAGAAAGGGAATGTATTCTACGATGTGAAAATATCGTACATCAGGGATGATGACACATTGTTTTCGGGGCAGGAAGTCGTGAAAATAGAAAAAGGCGTCAAATTGCTCAATAGTCCTGCGTCGATCACGATCTGTGAACAGATTGTAAAAAGATGCAAAAAGGACGTCGAGAGAAAAGAATATGAGAAGCACAGCATGAAGATGGCTCTATTCGGATGGGAGGTAGAGGTTACGAACATCCGGGCAGAACAGCGTGAAAGCCGGGATCTGATGCAAGACTTGCAGGATATTAACGATGGCATAGAAGTAGTACATGCATCGGATCAGAAAAAACGGGAAAAAGATCAGAAAAAAGCAAGAAGTCAAACAGCAGCGAAAAAACGCATTCAAAAGCTCGAAAAGAAGCTGATCGATATCGGCTATGAAAATTTACCGAAAACAAGCCTTGACCGGGTGCACGCAGACAAATGGTTTGAACCAGACAGGCTCGAAGAACTTGCAGAGATGCGAAAACAAAAGCTGAAAGAGGAGCGGTCGGTTCAGTTGAATCTGTTCGATATGATGAAGGAGGAAGAAGATGAATGATATCGTAGCACTGACGTGTCTGATCCTTTCGGTCGCAGCGCTGACGCTGCTGATCGCGATCGGAGCAGTGAGTCTGGGAGTGTTCGTAGCAGAGCGGAGGGCCAAGAAATGAAAGATGAAATGGATATTGAGGAATTTGCGAGAAAATCAAGGGAAGTAGCAGAAGAAATGAACATCGAAGCGTTCCTTTGCCATGCGAATCCGGATGACGGAAGTCTTGATCGTCTGATCGGGGAAGCCGCAATGTATGATAAGTTCGCAGATTGGCTGGAGGAACTGATGCAATACCGTAAAGTTGGAACAGTCAGCGAATGCCAGGATGCGATGGAGCGGATAAAGAAATTAAAAGAATGGACGAGCAATGCGGAACAGAACGAGAAGCAAGGTGAATGGTGTGAAAGACTAATGCGAAGATTTACGGAAGTCAAATAAGTGGAGGGTGAGAGATGGAGCGAAAACACAGGACAAAAATTCAGTGCCAGATTGCAAAAGCGAAAGTCGATGTTGCGGCAACGAAGAACATACCGGATTCTGCGAGACGGCAGATGCAGCATAAGGCATATCAGGGAGGAAGGAACAATGTGGATGGAAGGCGCAGTAGTGATACCAGTTCGATGGAGAGTAGAGGATCGGAAACGCCTGAATAAGAAATATAAGATTGGGCAGAAAATTCTGATCATAAAAACAGAGATCGAGCCTGCGACACCTGTTGAAAAACGGAAAAAGGTATTTTGTACAGAGGAATGGGAAGTGGTAGAAAAGCATAAGTACCACCTGCTCTGCAAGAACGAGAAGGGAACGCGGGAGAGCTTCGGATATTTTGAATTGGAGCAGATCGCAGTACAGCAAGAACGGCCAGTGGATGTGGTGGAATAAGGGGTGACGCTGATGGAACAGGCAGTCAGAGAAGAAAACAACCGGAAAAAAGAATATCTGCGAAAGTATCTTGAAGCAAAGCGGATGCAGGAAGTACTTGAACGTGAAATCGATGAGCTGCGGCTTGACCGGATGATACCCGGTAGCCCCGCGCAGGACGGAATGCCACACGGATCCGGAGGGGGAGACCTCTCCGGATATGTTGCACGACTGGATGAGCTTGATCGGAAGTTACGTGCACAAATGTACAAAAAGATTCAGCTGCGTGCTGAGATCACAGAAAAGATCGATGCGATGTCTGATGAGACGGAAAGCCTGCTCCTGCGGCTTAGGTACATTCACGGGCTGAAATGGGAGGAAGTGGCCGCGAAGATGGATTACAGCTGGAAACAGATTCATCGTCTGCATAGCAAAGCATTAAATAATTTCAAGATGACATAGAATGACACACTGCACCTGTGATATATTGTAATCGCAAAAAAGACGCAGATATGGCATTTCTTCTTTCCTTCTTTTATGTGGTGCCGCAGTCTGCTGCTGCCTCAAGAATATTAGATTATCAGGCAGTCCTTCGGGGCTGCTTTTTGCATGCTTAAAAACGAAACGAATGAGAGGTGGTGAGGCTTGGCAAGAGCGAGAGACCCGAACAGGAATAAGGCTTTTGAGATTTATAAAGAACATGCTGGAAAGATTGATTTGGTTGAGATTGCAAGTCAACTAAATATTTCGCCCGGGACAGTCCGTGGATGGAAATCAAAGGATGCCTGGGATAAGAACCTAAACGGAACGCTCCAAAAGAATACGGAACGCTCCAAAAGAAAAAGAGGCGGTCAGCCGGGAAATAAAAACGCCGAAGGGCATGGAGGCACTGGTCCGCCAGAGAATAAGAATGCATTGAAGACAGGAGAGTTTGAGACTCTCTTTTTTGATTGCCTGGAACCAGATGAACAGAAGCTGATCCAGGCAGTGCAGCCGGATAAAGAGCAGCTGCTTCTACAGGAAATCCAGCTGCTAACTGTCCGGGAAAGAAGGATGCTAAAAAGAATAGAGTCTTTAAAGCTTCTGGAACAACCTCCTGATCCGGAAGAACAGGACGGAGAGTTCGGAAAGACCCCTTCCGGTATGTCTGTCACAAAGTATAAATCCGGTATGGAAAAGGGAAAGCCAACAATCCTGAAAGAGTATGAAGGAATTCTTGGTCAGATCCAGTCTATTGAAGATGCCCTTACCAGAGTACAGGCAAGACGGCAGAGAGCGATTGAAACACTTCACAAGTTTGGTTATGATGATGCACATTTACAGCTGGAAACAATGAAGTTTGAACTGGAGCTACAGAAACAGGGCGGACAGGATGAAGACACCACAGATGATGGATTCTTGGAAGCTATGAATGCAACAGCAGAAGAAGTCTGGGGCGATGGAGATGTATGAGAAGATAAACAGCCTCAAACAATGCCTGCAGCAGATGAAACAGAACAGGGCTTCCAGACAGAACGGTCAGACGTTTTATTTTTCCCCATTCTCAAGAAAACAGAAGCAGGTTCTCACCTGGTGGTGCCCGGAATCCCCAGTCCATGATAAAGATGGAATAATTGCAGATGGAGCTATCCGATCAGGAAAGACAGTCAGCATGTCCCTGTCATTCGTAATGTGGGCTATGAGCAGTTTTGCCGGCCAGAATTTTGCAATGTGTGGAAAGACAATTGGTTCCTTCCGCCGAAATGTTTTGTTCTGGCTGAAATTGATGCTCAGATCCAGAGGGTATTCCATCACAGACCACAGGGCAGACAACCTGGTGGTTATCCGGAAGAACGGCATTGAGAACTATTTTTACATTTTTGGTGGCAAGGACGAACGTTCCCAGGATCTGATCCAGGGTATTACACTGGCTGGCGTTTTCTTCGATGAGGTTGCCCTGATGCCGGAATCATTCGTCAACCAGGCGACCGGCCGCTGCTCGGTGGAAGGCTCAAAATTCTGGTTTAACTGTAACCCAGATGGACCGTATCACTGGTTCAAGACAAACTGGATCGACCGGAAAAAAGAAAAACATCTACTGTATCTGCATTTTACAATGGATGACAACCTGTCACTTTCAGCAGCAATTAAAAGCAGATACCGCGCGATGTACTCCGGCGTTTTCTATAAGCGTTACATACTCGGCTTGTGGTGCATGGCTGAGGGCATCATCTATGACATGTTTTCCGAGAAGCGGCACGTTAAAAAATATGAGGATTTCGCAGACAGGCTGATCGGCCGGAACCGGTACGTCAGCTGTGATTACGGAACCCAGAATGCAACTGTTTTCTTGTTGTGGAAAAAGGG